AGGCGCGCCGGAACAAAAGACGGATATCCATTCACAGACGCTTCGTGCCTTTGTCAGGGAACGTGTTGAGAATGGTGACGACTTCCCAATGGAGCTCTTCGGAGCGTATGTCGGGCAACGCGCAATTATTAAGAGAGGAAAGTAAAATGGCCGAAAAGAAAAATGATGTAATTGAGAAGGAAACGGCTGAAATTATCCAGTTTGACCCTTCTATGTTTGAAGCCGACGCAGGTGTTGGTCTGGAAAATATGAGCCAAGACGATCTTGCGTTACCTTTTCTCAAGATATTGTCAGGCGTAAGCAAAGAACTTGATGATTTGGAAGATGCCCGCAAGGGTGACATCTACAATACTGTCTCTGGCGGCGTTTACAAGGGCAAGGACGGCATTAACGTCATTCCGGTGGCATACCAGCGCCGGTTCATCCAATGGGCCCCCAGAGGCGAAGGAACGGGCGCTCCAGTAGCTATCTATGTTCCGGGCGAGTCCATGCCCAAGACGGAGCGGTCTGCTGAAGATAATAAAGAGTATGTGCAGGACGGTTCGGGTCAGTATATCGAAGAGACCCACCAGCACTTTGTAATCGTCTTGCATGACGACGGGTCTGCTGAAACTGCGTTGATTGCAATGAAATCGACGCAATTAAAAAAGTCACGCAAGTGGAACAGCATGATCTCTTCGCTCACCATGCAGGGTAAGAACGGCCCGTTCACTCCACCACGCTTTAGCCACATCTATCACCTCAAGACCATTTCTGAGGAGAATAGTAAGGGTAGCTGGCATGGCTGGGAGATGAGCCGTGTAGGTCCGGTCGAAGATGCTGCTATTTACCAGCGCGGTAAAGACTTTGCCAAGAGTATTACTGAAGGCGAGGTCGTGGTTAAGCATCAGGACGATAGCGTTTCCGATAACAATCTAAATGACGACGTACCGTTTTAATTAATTGGGTGGCGGCATTGCCGTCACCCTTTTTTGCGGGGAACGTACATGTCAGTAGATAAGTTTTCATCCATCTTTGATGGCCTGCGTCTTGCGTATGGCACATACAAAGTAGAAAAACAGCAAGCTAACGGTAAGAATACTGGACGTGCCGCCATCGTGCGCGAACCACGGACCAAGGAACTGTGGGAAGGGCATCTGGCTGGCACGGGACGTGCCATAGGTATCATACCGATAAATGAGGACAACAAGTGTGTCTGGGGTTGTGTTGATGTCGATCAATACCCGCTGGACCACAAACTGCTTGTTGAAAAGATACGTAAGCTTAAATTACCTCTTGTGGTGTGCCGCTCAAAATCTGGCGGCGCACACTGCTTTCTGTTTACTACAGACTGGGTCGAAGCCAAGGATATGCAGTCCACACTGCAACAGGTTTCAGCCGCTCTGGGTTACGGCGGCAGTGAGATATTTCCAAAACAAATTAAGTTGCATCTTGACCGCGATGACGTAGGTAACTTCCTAAACCTGCCTTACTTTGATGCTGAAGAAGGTTTACGTTATGCTATCAAGGATGATGGCACGTCTGCCACTCTAGATGAGTTCATAGAGCTTTACGAAACGCATAAACAAACACCTGAACAGGTCATCAAGCTCCAAATTACAGAAGATCCTGAAACATCCAACATGAACGACGGGCCGCCGTGCTTACAGTTTCTTATCAAGAACAAGATATCTGAAGGCGGGCGTAACAACGGCTTGTTCAATATAGGTGTGTATCTTCGCAAAGCGTATCCCGATAGCTGGGAGTCGGAGATACTTACATACAATATGCAGTATCTGGAGCCGCCGCTGCCGCTGAATGAGGTCAATATAGTTGCAAAGCAGCTTGAAAAGAAAGATTACGCCTACCGGTGTAGTGACGCACCTATCAACGCGCATTGTAACAAAGAGCTTTGTCAGACTAGGAAGCATGGCATCAGTGCGGCTATACAAGGCGCAGCTATAGCTAATTTGCGTAAGTATGACTCAAATCCACCTGTCTGGTTCGTAGATGTAAACGGCGAACCGCTTGAGTTAGATACTGACGGGCTAATGAACCAAACGGCTTTTCAAAAAGCCTGTATGGAGCAGCTTAACACAATGCCTCGCACAGTCAGTAAACAGGCGTGGGAGACGCGTATAGGTGGGTTGATGCGAGAGATGACCGCTAATGAAAGCGCAATCATCGACGTAGCAGAAGATGCCAGCACAGATGGCCAGTTCTACGATTACTTAGAAGAGTTTTGCGCTCACTTACAAAAAGCTAAAGACCGTGAAGAGATATTGCTCAAGCGGCCTTGGACCGATGAAGATGCAAACGTAACATATTTCAGACTAAAAGATTTTGAGGCTTTTTTGAAACGTAACAAGTTTTTTGAATATAAGCCCTACAAGATAGCTCAACGGCTCCGTGATCTGGGGGGAGAGAGCACTCTCCTTAAAATAAAAGGGAGGCCAGTGAGAGTATGGAAAATACCTGCATATGAGGCTGTTGAGCTAGACCTCAAAACGCCAGACTTTGGCAGGGAAGAGGAGGCCCCGTTCTAATGTTGAAAGCAGATGGATTTGATAAAGCGTTTCTCGGCATGTGCCACCGCGCAGGACAAGAACCCGTAGTGGCTTACGACTACCAAAAATGCATAGCAGTGTTAGTTGAAGACGAAAACATGAGCTACGACGAAGCTGTAGAATATTTATGGTTCAACACCATAGGTGCGTGGATGGGTGAACATACACCGGTCTTTATCAACGTCATGGAAAACATAGAAGATTTGACGGACGAAGAGCATGGATACTAAAATATTCCGCATCTACGGCCCGCCCGGAACTGGCAAGACTACTGCGCTTTTAAACAAAGTAGATGAGGCTTTGTCGAGCGGGGTTGACCCCACGCACATAGGTTACTTTGCGTTCACGAGACAAGCCGCAAACGAAGCCGTCGAGCGGGCCTGTGCACGGTTTCATCTGGACAAATCGCAACTGCCTTGGTTCAGAACCCTGCATAGCTTTGCCCTGCGCCTGTCCGGCATACGTCAGGAACAGGTCATGCAACCAGAACATTACAAGGAAGTGGGGATTGCACTGGGCTTCAACTTAAATGTAGAGGGCTCCAGCCTATCTGGCGAAGATGCTTTTGATCTCAATAAAAGCAGTAGCCCAATCGTCAACCTGATGAACCTAGCGCGGCTTCGTAAGATAGATCTGCGTCAGCAGTATGACGAGAGCGAGATAGGCGAGAGTTGGAACACGGTAAAGTATGTGGCCACCGCCTTACAGGAATACAAAAACAGATATCAGCTTTTCGATTTCACGGATATGTTAGAGGTCTTTGTCAACGAGAGTGCACAGTTTTGCCCCCGCCTAGCTGTCACTTTCGTTGACGAGGCGCAAGATCTGTCGCCCCTGCAATGGGATGTGGCTCATGTGTTAGAGCAACACTCTGAGCGGATCTATGCTGCCGGTGATGATGACCAAGCCATATACCGCTGGGCCGGTGCAGATGTTGAGCATTTCATAAATCTTAACGGTGGCTACGAGGTATTGGAACAATCCTACCGCGTACCGGCCTCTGTGCATCCGATGGCAGAGCGTGTGGTTCACCGTATCAAACGCCGTGTGCCCAAAAAGTATCTACCTCGCGAAGACAGAGGCAACGTAGAGCATATCGCCCGCGCTGAGATGATTGATTTTTCTGAGGGTTCGTGGCTCGTGCTGGCACAAGCCGCATACTTCCTGTCGGATATAACCGCAGACCTACGGAGTCGTGGCTATCTTTTCAACTATCGGGGCCGACGTTCAATCTCAGAAAATCTAAGCGACGCTGTGAATGGCTGGGAGCAGTTGAGAAAAGGTAAACAGGTGACGGGCAAGACCGCACGAACCATCTACAGTTATATGTCCGTCAACGACAGAGTCAAGCGCGGATTTAAAAAATTACCGGCACTCGACGATGACGATATGGTGACTCTGGATGAACTGATCGCGCATCACGGTCTTGTTAAATTCGTTCCAATCTCAAGCATTACTATGGATTACATTCATAACTGCATCTGGCATACAGCAATGGACAAACTGCCTAGTGCAGACCGTGCCTACATCACCGCGCTGTTACGCCGTGGTGAAAAGTTCAATGCAGAGCCTCGTATTAATCTGTCCACGATCCACGGATCTAAGGGCGGCGAGGCTGACAACGTGGTTCTGTTTACAGAGATATCACCAGCCGCATCAAAAGCCGCGGAACTCGCGCCTGACGATTTGCACCGTGTGTTCTACGTCGGCATCACGCGAACCAAACAGAACCTTTACTTAGTTGAGCCTGATGATGCCACTAGGAGCTATCAGATATGAACCGTAAAGAAGTACTTCGCAAAGCAGAGAGCCTAGTCAACGGACCACGGGCCAAAGAATATGGTGACGCGCATGAAAACCACGCTCGTATTGCACAGATGTGGTCTGTTCTGCTAGATAAACCTGTTACTATTCAACAGGTTTACCAATGTATGGTTGCTGTTAAGCTGGCCCGTCTGGTAGTAACACCAGACCATGAGGACAGTTGGATAGACATTTGTGGGTATGGAGCGTTAGGTGGCGAAGAAACGGGTGATTAAAAAAGCAGACAAGCTCATTCGGTTTATCCGCATTGAACAACTGGACCATTACCTGAGTCAGGGATGGAAAGTTCTTCAACTGGGTGATGAGATCGCAACCATTTACTGGAAATGATATGGCACTACAGATGACAATGTTCGGGCCCAAGAGTGAATGGGTTCCACCGGCAGAGCTACCTGACATCTTCGATGCTAAACAAATAGCCATCGACGTTGAGACAAAAGACCCCAACCTCAAATCCAACGGGCCCGGATGGCCCACAGGTGACGGCGAGGTAGTGGGCTACGCTGTAGCAGTTGCAGACTGGGCCGGATACATACCCATCCGGCATCTGGGCGGTGGCAATCTGGATGAGCGCATAGTCAACAAGTGGCTAAAGAAAGTGTTTGAGTGTCCAGCCGACAAGATCATGCACAACGCGCAGTATGATGCAGGCTGGATACGTAGTATGGGTTTTATCATTAACGGGCGCATAATCGACACCATGCTGGTAGCTTCATTGCTGGACGAAAACCGATTCAGCTACAGCCTCAACGCGCTTTGCTACGATCTGCTGGGTAAAATAAAAACTGAAAAGACTCTGCAAGACGCGGCCCGCGAGTTTGGCTTGGACCCCAAGGCTGAGATGTGGAAGATGCCAGCTATGTATGTGGGGCCATACGCCCAGAACGACGCAGAGATCACACTGGATCTTTGGAACTACCTGTCCACCCAGCTTACCAAGGAAGAGCTCTGGCCAATCGCAAACCTAGAGCTAGACCTGTTGCCCTGCCTGATCGACATGACATGGCGCGGGGTACGGGTAGATCAGGACAGAGTTGAGAAAACGCGGAACACGCTTCTAAATAAAGAGAAAGATGTGCTTGCTCAAATCAAACGTGTAGCCGGTATGGACGTGGAGTTGTGGGCCGCCGCGTCTATAGCCAAAGCATTTGACGCGCTGGGTATACCGTACCCAAAGACAGAAAAGAACGCTCCGTCATTTACCAAATCGTTTCTCACGGACCATGACCACGAGTTGGCACGGCTGATCGTGCAAGCCCGCAACCTAAACAAGACCAGCGGCACGTTCATCAACACCATAATGAAGCACTGCCGATCTGATGGCCGCATACATAGCCACATCAATCAGATCCGTTCTGACGACGGCGGTACGGTATCTGGACGCATATCCATGTCAAACCCAAACCTACAGCAAATACCAGCGCGTGACCCTGAGATGGGTCCAATGATACGCAGTCTGTTCCTACCGGAAGAAGGGGATCAGTGGGCGGCTATAGATTTCTCGCAACAGGAACCACGGATCTTGGTTCATTACGCATACGTTTTCGGCAAGACAAGAGGCGCGTTACTGAACGGCGCAGAGGAGTTCGTCAATGCTTATAGACATGATAGTAATATGGATTTTCATACGATGGTCGCAGAGATGGCGGAGATCCCGCGCAAACAGGCGAAGACGATTAACCTTGGCATGATGTATGGCATGGGCGTCAACAAGCTATCTGATCAGCTAGATATTGATGTTGAAGAAGCTAAGGGTCTGGTCAAGCAGTACCATGACCGCGTGCCTTTTGTGAAAGGATTGATGAACGGCGTACAAAATCATTTAAATAAAAAGGACGGTAGTGGTTCCGTCCGGTCAATACTGGGACGTAAGTGCCGGTTTGATCTGTGGGAGCCCGACACCTTTGCCATGAACAAGGCTTTACCATACCAAGAGGCTATACGAGAGTACGGTGAGACCACCAGATTAAAGCGGGCTTACACTTACAAAGCTCTCAACCGGCTAATCCAAGCGTCGGCGGCGGATATGACAAAGAAAGCGATGGTGGATATATACAAGACAGGACGTGTCCCTTTGGTACAGGTGCATGATGAGGTTGCTATGTCTGTGAAAAATCGTGAAGAGGCAAAAGAGGTTGCAGAAATTATGGAAAATGCTGTACCGTTAGAGATACCCAACTTATGTGACATTGAGATCGGTCCTAGTTGGGGTGAAGCAGAGTAATTGTTTCATTGGAATCCTCCCTTAGAAGACTGGTCCCGCTTCGGCGGGGCCTTTTTTGCTTGTAAAATAACAACTTCTCTTATATATTCCTACACAGAAGGAGCTATATATGGACATTACAAAGTGGAAATCTGTTCTCGTACCCATAGAAGTGTACGAAGAGATCAAAAAATTAGCGAAATTAGAGGGCCGGACAATATCTGGTCAGCTTCGCGTCATGTGGAACGCCTATCGCAAAACAATCAGTTGACCATTTTTTTTAACTATGATATGCGATAAGTCTTAGTTATTAAGGAGAGATCTATGTTAAATAAGTTTTTGCGTCTGTTTTTTCCCATGTTTTTTTCAGAGCCAGAAAGAGCTAGAGATGACAAGGGGCGTCTGCGGGCTGACGACAAATCAACGCCCACGGTCAACGAAGCATGGGTAGGCGGTAAAGCTCCCGTGAAAAAGAAACGGGGCCGCCCAGCAAAGATTGCCGCACCCAAAAAGCGCGGTCGTCCCCCAAAGGCAAAGAAATGATATGCCCGAAATGTCAGGGAAAAAGTAAGGTCTACAACAGTAGGCCGCTTGGAGATACAACACGCCGTCACAGGCAGAGTATAACGTGTGGTCATAAATATTCTACCTTAGAAACTTTAGAAACTAAGGTGGTCAAACTGGACGACATCATGGGTGATCCCATCAAGAAATTAGATAAGGTGACCATAAAACGTAAGCCTGTTAAGAAACAACGATTTGAAGACATGGACTTTGAGAACATGACTGACGAAGAGTTAGAAGAACTAATTCATGGTGACGATTTCTCTTGACTTTTCCCAAACAATCGCATACATATGAGCTTGTAAAGCCCCCAAGCTTTACAGTTCCCGTAGTAGCCCCCAGAGTTCGCACGACTCTGGGGGTATTTTTTTCTGCTTGACAATATGTAGTAGTAAGA